TATGGGTATAGGGGAGCGTAGGTAACGCTTGCCAGGTAGGTCTAGCTGCCGTTTCGCCCCCGATGGGCACCGCTGACGCCTAGTCATGCTGCACAATCACGCAGCGCATTTTCGGAGCATCAAAAATGGGCAGACGCGGCCCCCGGCCCGAGCCGACGCAACTCAAGATCCTTCGGGGCAACCCCGGCAAGCAGAAGCTCAACGCCGCCGAGCCGCAGCCGCCGTCCGACGGCGTGACGATGCCGCCGCATCTCGGCGAGGTCGCAGCGGCTCGATGGGCCGAACTCCTGCCGATGCTCCAGGCGACGCGGGTGATGACGCGAGCCGATGTCGAGGCGCTCGCCCGCTACTGCGACACGTGGGAGTGGTGGCTGGCGGTGCGTGCGAAACTCAAGGCCGAGGGCGACACGTACCCGATCCTGAACGACGGCGGCGAGGTGAAGTACATCGCTCAGCGGCCCGAGGTGAGCATTGCCCACAAACTCTCGCAGCAGTTGCGGCAACTGGAGTCCGACTTCGGTCTCTCGCCTGCGGCCCGAGCGTCGCTGAAGGTGGAATCGGATGCCAAGGCGGAAAGCGCCATCGAAAAGTTCAGGGCGATCAAGGCTTCCCGCAAGGCGTGAGCCTGATCGCGTCGATGGCTACACCTACGATCAAGACGCTGCCGACCTCGTCGTCCGGTTCTTAGAGTCGGTCTGCTGCCACACCAAAGACAGCCCGACCGCGAAGGCCGGTGAGCCGATGCGTCTGCTCGACTGGCACAAGCACGACGTGATCGAGCCACTCTACGGCTGGCGTGTCGCGGGCGAGGACATCCGACGCTATCGGCTCGCGTACCTGGAGGTGCCCAAGAAAAATGCGAAATCCACCTTGCTTTCGGCGCTCTCGATTTGGCACTTGATCATGGAGGGCGAAGGTGAGCTCGGGTGCATCGCGGCGAAGGATCGCAACCAAGCCGCGATCATCTTCGACGAGACGGCTGCGATGGTGACGCGGTCGCCAGAACTCGCGGCGACGCTGGAGGTGATCGACTCCCGCAAGACGATTTTCTGTCGCTCGACCGGCTCGAGCATGCGGGTGATCTCGCGAGACGCCGGTGCGGCGGAAGGCCCGTCCTACTCGTTCGTCTTCTGCGACGAACTGCATGCGTGGCCCGACAGAAAGCTATTCGAGGCGCTCCGCTACTCGGGCCGCTCCAGGCGCGCCCCGCTACTCGCGACGATAACTACTGCCGGCGATCGCCGCGACACGATCTGCTGGGAGCAGCACGAGTACGCCGAGCAAGTGATCGCCGACCCGAACTACGATCCCCGGTTCTACGGGCGGATCTACGGTGCCAAGACGGACGGCACCGATGACTACTTCGACCCGGCGGTGTGGCGTCGCGTGAATCCCGGCATGGGCATCACGATGACCGAGGAGTCGTTCGCCGCCGACGCCCAGGAGGCGAAGAACAAGGCCACAAAACTGAATGGCTGGCTTAGGTATTCCTTGGGAGTTTGGACCGAGTCAACGAATAGGTGGCTGGACCCTGACAAGTGGGCTGCGTGTGCCAGCGGTCCACGCGAGCCCTTCGCCGGTCGGAAGTGCATCATCGGGATGGACCTCTCGAAGACGACAGACCTCTCGGCGATGGTCGCCCTGTACCCGTGCGAGGGCGACGAGTTCGAGGTCGATGCGATGTTCTGGGCTCCCCGCGATCTCATTATGGAGCGGGAGCGAACCGATCGCCAACCGTTCTCCCACTGGGTGAGTTCTGGGTACATCACGGCGACCGATGGGAACATCATCGACCACTCGAAGATACGAGAGTACGTGCTGGAGTATGCGAAAACCCACGAGGTCGAGCACGTCTACATGGACCTGACCGGGGCGGTGCAACTCGCCGTGGAACTGCAAGGGGCGGGGCTGCGCGTGTCAGGATGGAGCCAAGGTTTTCGCGGGATGTCGTCGCCGACGCGCCGCCTGGAGTCGCTCGTGTTGCAGCAGCGCCTGCGGCATGGCGGCAATCCGGTGCTCTCGTGGATGGCCGCGAACGTGACAGTGGAGACGAACGCGTACGAAGACGTGCGGCCGGTGAAGAAGAAAAGCACGGGCCGCATTGACGGGATCGTGGCTCTCATCTTCGCCCTCGGCGGCTGGGAGTCTGACCAAATCACGAACAAGCCTGGATCCGAACCCTCCATCCTCTTCCTATGATCGCACCATCCGACCGCATCCTCTGGCTTCCGACTTCCGAGTACGAGTCCCGCAACTGGGACTACGAGTCGGGTGGCTACGGCGGCAACCGCAATCCGTCCGGCGTGCGGATCGACCCCGAGACGGCGCTCCGCTCGACGGTCGTCCTCGCGTGCGTCCGCGTGCTCTCGTCCAGCGTGGCCGGACTCCCGCTGCATCTCTACCGTCGGTTGCCCAACGGCGGCAAGGAAATCGCCCGCGAGGTGCCGCTGTATCGCATTCTCCACGAGCGGCCGAACGGCTGGCAGACATCCTACGAATGGCGAGAGCAGATCATGCTCCACCTGCTCACGCACGGGCAGGCGTTCGTCGAGATCGCCGGTGCCGGTCCTGCCACGCAGTTGATCGTGCTGCACCCGAGCCGGATGCAGGTCGAGCGGATCGAGAACGGCAGGCTCCGTTACCGCTACCGCGAGGATCGCGGCACCGAGACGATCTACTCGCAGGACGCGATCATGCACCTGCGGTGGCTCTCGGATGACGGCGTCAACGGCATGGTTCCGGTCGAGCTCGCCCGCGACGCGATCGGTCTGGCCCGTGCGTGCGAGATTCACGGCGCGTCGTACTTCGGCAACGGTGCTCGGCCCGGCGTGGTTCTGTCTACGGACAGCACGATCTCAGCCGAGGCGGCCGAGGCGCTTCGCAACGGCTGGGAGCGGATGCACCGTGGCAGCGAGCGAAGTCACCGCACGGCGGTGCTTCAAGGCGGGCTCAAGCCGATCGAGCTCGGCGGCGGGAACATGCAGGAGTCGCAGTTTCTGGAGACCCGCCGCTTCGCCGTCGAGGAAATCTGCCGCATCTACGGCGTGCCGCCGCATCTCGTGGGCGACCTGACGCGGTCGTCGTTCTCGAACATCGAACAGCAGTCGCTCGATTTCGTGACCAACGGCCTGATGCCGTGGCTGCGTCGCATCGAGCTTGCGGTCGGTCGCGACCTCATCACCGACGACACGCTCTTCGCGGAGTTCGACACGCGCGGCTCGCTGCGGGCTGACGCTGCGGGGCGTGGTGCCTACTACAACACGCTCTGGAACCTCGGCGTTCTGAGCGTCAACGAGATCCGGGCGCTTGAGAACCTCAACCCCGTCGAAGGCGGCGACGTGCGGTTCGTGCAGTTGAACATGACGACGCTCGACAAGGCTGCGGCCGATCCCGAGCCGACGCCGGTCGTCGAAGAGATCGTCGTCGATGAGCCGGTTGCCGAGGCGGTCCCGACCGACGCTCCGACTGTGCTAGAGGTTGTCGAGCAGTACCGCACAGGTGCACTGACGATTGACGGTGCGAAGGCGTTGCTGATGGTGTCGTTCCCTGGCACGTCGCCGCAGATGATCGACGCGATCCTCGCAGGCGTGGTTCTGCCGCAGCCTGAACCAGCAGCGGATACGCGGCCGCAGCTTGTGCCCGATGTGGCTCCCACGCCCGCGAGGTCGCTCGAGTCTCGGTCTATGACGATCTCAATCGACTTCGACCGCACGTTCGCAGCCGACCCGCAGTTGTGGGGCGAGTTCGCCCGCAAGTCGGCTGCCGACGGCAACACGGTCGTGATGATCTCTCGTCGCCCCGAGGCTGATCGCCAGTCAGTCATGGCGACGCTGGGCGACTACGCCGATGCGTTCTCGCAGGTGCTGCTCGTGGGCGGCGACACGCTCAAGGCTGACGCGGCCGAGGCGGCTGGCATCGAAGTAGACGTATGGGTGGACGACTCGCCGCAGACGATCCGCTCCGCAGAGAAGCGTGCCGAGCCCGGCACCGTCGCCGAAGGCGACTACGTCTCGTGGGATTCGTCAGGCGGCCGTGCTCGCGGGCGGATCGACCATGTGATGGACTACGGCACGCTGGACATCCCCGGCACCGACTTCAAGATCGACGCGACCGAGGAAGATCCGGCGGCGCTCATCACGGTCTACGAAGAGGTCAGCGGCGGCTGGCGGGCGACCGACACGCAGGTCGGACACAAGGTCTCGACGCTCACGAAGATCGACGCGCTGCCCGAGCCGCCGCCTGCGGAGGAGCCACGGGCGAAGCCACGGAGGCGGAAGCGTGGCTAGGTATGACCACATCGACTTCACACCGCCGTCGGGCGTGCGTGAAGAGGCTGCGAAGGGTCTCGCGTGGCGAAGCGAATACGGCCGAGGCGGCACGGCAGTCGGCGTTGCCCGAGCACGCGACCTATCGAACGGCACGAACATCTCACCGGACACGGCGAAGCGGATGGCTTCGTACTTCGCCCGGCACGAGGTGGACAAGCAGGGCGAGGGATGGAGTCCGGGGCAGGACGGCTTCCCGAGCGCGGGCCGGATCGCATGGGCTCTCTGGGGCGGCGATCCGGGGCAGGCATGGGCGAGCAAGTTGACGCGGCAGATCGAGGCAGCGGACGAGAACGACAGGAGCACGACGATGAACATCGAGCGACGTTCCCTCGCGATTGACGAGATCGAGTCGGCGGTCCCGCTGCTCGCGGTCGAGAGCCGCAGCGAGGACGACGGCACCGATCGCGAGTACATCGTGGGCTACGCCGCGAAGTTCGGCGTGCTGAGTCTCGACCTGGGCGACTTCGTCGAGCGGATCGACCCTGGTGCGTTTGGGATCGTGGCCGAGCGTCGCGGCCGTCGTCGCCCGCTGGAGACGCGGGCGCTCTGGAATCACGACGCGAACTACCCGCTCGCGAGGTATCCCGGCACGCTGTCGCTCAAGGTCGATGAGGTCGGGCTGCGGTACGAGTTCCCCGTCCCCGACACGTCCTACGGTCGCGACATCGCGGCGAACATCCGTGCGGGGATCGTGCGTGGCTCGTCGTTCTCGTTCACCGTGCCGAGCGGCGGCGACGAGTGGAGCGTCGAAGATGGACGCAGTGTCAGATTGATACGGTCTATCGACTCGTTGCTGGATGTTTCCCCAACTACCTTTCCCGCCTACCCAGACACAGACGTGAAAGTTGCCCAGCGGTCCTACGATGCATTCGTTCGTCAGCGTGACGCCGAGGCTCATCGTCGCATGGCTGCGGCGGCCCGAGCCCGAGAACTCCGCGAGTACCTGACCAAGCATGGCCGCTAAGTCCGGCGACACGTGCCCGCGTTGCAATGCGGCGCGGCTCAATGTCTACGCCAGCCAGAGTCGCGGCGAGTACCAGACTCGCTATCTGCGTTGCCCACGCTGCGGGCACAACGACAAGAGCGTCGTGCCTGTTGAGTTCATCCGACGCCGGGCGACGTTACCTAATTAGGTATCTACCTTCACGCTGTTACTGCAAGGGTGCCGGTCTGGCTCCGTAGGTTCGTGGATAGGTGGCGTGAGCGCCGCCGCATCCCGACCAAGGAGATCGCATCGTGGACAAGATCAAGGCACTGCTCGACGAACTCGCCGCTGTCGTCGCCGAGATGGAAGCGATGTCCGAGGCTCCCGCCGAGGGCGACGCCCCCGCGATGAACGCGGAGGAGGAGTCGTCGCTTCGCTCGCTGTCCGAGCGTGCCGACAAGCTCCGCAGCCAGATCGAGCTGCTGCGTGCCATCGAGGCGAAGAACCTCGAGCTGCGTGCCGTGCTGGAGCGTGGTGCTCCCGCCAAGGCGATCGAGAAGGCTGCTGCCGAGGAGGCTCCCGTGGAGAAGCGAACCGTTCCCGCGATCCCCGTGTCGCACGGCCCGCTCAAGGCGTTCCGTTCGGCTGAGTCGGCGTACCGCGCTGGCATGCACCTGCGTGGCTACGTCTTCGGCGACGCCGAGGCCCGTCGGTGGTGCGTCGATCACGGTGTCGAGAGCCGCGCCCAGGCGGGCGGCGTCAACTCGCTCGGTGGTGTGCTGACCAGCCCCGAGCTCAGCAACGAGATCATCCGGCTCGTCGAGGAGTACGGCGTGTTCCCGCAGTACGCTCGCCGGGTGCCGATGTCGAGCGACACCCTCAACATCGCCCGTCGCACCGGTGGGCTCGCCGCCCGTCCGGTCGGTGAGAACGCCGAGGTTCTCGCGAGCGACGTGACGTTCGACAACGTCGAGCTCGTCGCGAAAATCTGGGGCGTGGCGAATCGCGTCCCGAACTCGCTGCTCGAAGACTCGGTCATCGACCTCGCCGACCTCATGGCCGTCGAGACGGCTCAAGCGTTCGCCGAGGCCGTCGATAATTCGGCGTTCGGTCCTGCCGACGGCGAGAGCACCTACCACGGCGTGGTCAGCATCACGAAGAAGATCGTCAAGGCTGCTCACTCGGCGTCGGTCGTCACCACGACCAACGGCACCGAGGACACCTACGGCGAACTGACCATGAAAAACTTCACCGACATGGTGGCGAAGCTGCCCACCTATGCTCGGCGGAACGCCCGGTTCTACATCTCCCCGTCCGGCTGGGGCGCTGCGATGCTCAGGCTCGCGATGCTCCCCGGTGGTGCGAGTGGCCCTGGCGGCAACTCGTCCAGCGACGTGGCCGCCGGGTTCGGTGAGCGGTTCCTCGGATACCCTGTCGTGCTCGTCTCGGCGATGCACTCCAGCCTCGACGACAGCAGCGGCGAGGTGGCCTGCCTCTTCGGCGACCTCTCGCAGGCCGCCGTCTACGGCGAGCGTCGGGCGATCCAGATCCGCACGGCGTCCGAGCGGTACATCGAGTACGACCAGACCCTCACGTTCGCC